CAGGTTGCTTCCTAATTCTCGATCCTCCATGAATGGAGTTTGACGCATGAGCCAAGATATATTCGATTTGATAGCCAATTTCAGGAACTTGTTTGCGTAGCTTTTCGATAAGCGGGTCAGACATTAAATCCTTGAATTGTTTCCCGACAGCAGTGGATTCATCCGTGATGTCTGGAACTTCTTCCTGTGCCGCAGCGATGTATTGCCCCTTCAGTTGCTCCAGTTGTGTCATCTGTTGAAGATGAGATTGCTGGGCGGGAAGGTATTTAGTCAATGCGTCCCTAGAGTTACGGTTAGCTTGACGGATCTGCCGCTTTGTAAACTCCCGTTCTCCTACCAAGATTATGTCATCGGGACGGTAATCTTCGTATTCTTCCAGTAGTAAATCCGTTGTTTCAAGGGTCTTCTCAAGTTCTTGATACTTCGCTTTTAAGTCGTCAAACGACTGGATTTCACGAAATGGATTCTCGTCTTGAGGGACTTCCTTGACTTGCGGTTGGGATTGAATCTTTTCCTCCAGGGCTTTCTTCTGAGCGGTTAGCTCGCCAATGCGTTGAAGCAATCGGCTCTTACCCTTTTTGGCTAAAGATTGAATCTGCTCCGTGGTCAACGACAGTAGATCAATTTCACTTTCCTGTTCCTCTTCTTCCTCCTCGGCACTCTCTTCGGTTTCGGTTTCCTCCTGCTCGGCTGAAATTTCTTCCTCCTCGCTTTCGGTTACTTCTTCTTCGGGTTGCTCCTCGGATTCAGGGTCTGGATTATGTCTTGCCGTTCTCTGAGCTACAAGCTCTTCAAATGACATGTTGGACACTGATTCGATAGCTTCAGCGGTAGCTTGTGGATTACTCATATTGGAAACGCCATTTACGCTCGGCGGTGCGATTCGCAGGAACGTTAACCCAAATTTACTTAATTTGTCAATAGCAAATATCAAACAAACGATTGTTTTTTATTACGATGTTCATTTTTTCTGAAAATAATTCTTGCCAGATGCAGATTCTCGATTTATTTTCCCCTCGTTCGTGCGCTACTACCGCCTAACAAGACTTTCTGCTGTGTCTTCAATAGCAACAAAGCCCGTTCAGAGGTAGTAGCCTGAACGGGCTTTTCATTTGCCCCTGTTCGCTTCTGAAGACAGACCAAAACAAAGGACTCCGCGAGAAGACGGAAATCTTCCACACTCATCACTAGACATGAAAAGCGGGAAAGCTGCCATCGTGTTGTCACCATGAGCCTAAGCAGAGGTGGCAGGAGGTTGACTCCTAAAGGGCTGGTTTTCGGATCATAAAAGCATATGGTAGATAATGTTTCTCATCGTGTGCGCTCTAGGGAGGTTATGAGACTAACTGTGTACAGAAATAAAAGAAAGGAACAAAATGAATATGGAAACACCAAGAACAGATAAAGCTGTAAAAGAATCAAATGGGCAATGGAGTTATGCTCTGGCTGACACATGCAAGCAACTAGAACGCGAGCTTGCTGCAAAGACTGAGGCATTCGACAGACTGAATGAATCGTTAACCAACAACAACATGAATGATTTGAGACCACAAAAAGCAGGACACAAGAAACTTGGTAAAATGACAAAGAAAGAACTTCTTGATGAGATTAAACGATTAGATGAAGTTATTCAAATCACAGCAAGAAGGCTTGATGCGTTAAAGTGTAAAATAGAAAACCCCTAGAGGGGATTCCTCTAGGGGCTTCTGAACACAAACAAAACGCTGAAAACACGCAGCAGGGGAATTAAAGCAAATCCTGAACCAATGTCAACTTTGTTTTTTCAAAAGAATCAACAATTCGTCTAGGGTGGAAACGCTGCCTACAATCTTCATGACCTCGCTAGTGTCAACGCATTGGCGAAGGTCGCCGAAGAATCGCTCACGTTCGTCGTAAAGGAACTGTAGGATAACTTTGAACTCATCACGGTCGGAGAGTGCTTCTACTGCTTGGGCAATGCTTGGTTTAGGTAGTGGTGTCATTTCAATCGTCCTTTTGGTTTGTTCTTTGATGTTCGGGGAAATCCTCGGTTTTTGCTTATAGAGGTGGATGCGAGGTTGCTGGCACGGTTATCCTTAGGATTGTTGTTCTTGTGATGAACATCCTTGCCGTCACCGTTGGATGCCATGCCTAGCTTCACAGCTTTGGCGCGACCAGCATTCCGTCCAGCCCTGCGAGCAATCTGCTTGGGCTTGCCGTGATACTCTTCGTATTCTTTCTTGTAGTTTCTCATCACTTCATAGATTTGCTTCCCTTGCACTTCCATTTGCGGCGGGAAAGGTTATTTGGTGAGTTGGGGTCTGATTTCCAATCGCCTTTGATCTTTGCGGATCGAGCGCAGTAAGAATCGCCCTTGGATGTGCCTGGGCGAATACGATCACCACCATCTGCGGCTTTACCTGCTTGCCCATACTTGATGGTCTTCTTGCGACCAGTAGCTGGGTTCGTGATTACTTTTGTAAATCTTTTTTCCATTATGGTTCAATCAGATATTCGCACTCAAAGGCGATAATAAACGGCGGATCAATCAACGAGTAGTATTCTGGACGAGGAGCGGTTCTCCGTAAGCAGGTCTCGCAACCTTCGCGCCATCCCCACTCGCCATCCTCATCGAAGCCTACGCCATTGCATCGGGCTACGTCATTGAGGAGTCTGTTCATTTTTTCTTTGCGGTTTTGGCTGAGTCGCGGAAGTCCTTTGCGGTGGGAGCTTTCTTGCTGCCGACCTTGTTCATCTTCTCTCCGCTACCTGCTGCGATGCGTTTACGTTTTGCGTTAATGTTACTGTATAGTCCTTGTTTCATATTGTTATTGTTCCATTCCTTGAGTTGTTACGCCGCCCATTGCGGCAGGTGTTGTTCCAATGCGTCCAATCTCGGCGTTCTGCGCCTGTTGTAGCTGGAATTGATACTGGCTGGCATATTTCTGCAAGCGAGCAGCAAAAGCCTCGTCAGACTGCGCCCTAGCCGCAACATCGGGTTGCTGGACGTATGCCTGAACCATCTGCATGGCGATCTGTGCGCCGTTCGGTTGAGCAGGGACTTCGATACCAGAGAATATCTTGGCAAGGTCATCTGTGACGTTCTTAGCCACCTTCTGCTGCGCTTCCTCGACAGGTTGCAGGACGTAGTCAGCAAAGATTGGATTGATCGACGATGCGGCAAACTCAAGAATCTTGTTGATGTCGAGGATGCCATTGCGATCTAGCTGAACAAGGGACACCATATTTTTCAACTGCGTTTCTGCTGTGTCTGGGTCACTAGACAAAGAATCAAATGATACCATGATCGAGTAATCTTCATCGGGACTGCCCTTGGTCATCACTTGAGGGTTAGGATTGCCAGTCACTTGGAAGAATACTTCATCAGGACCCATGCGTTGATACAGTTTCCACGCCATTGTAAGAACGTCTTTAACGTGATCAAGGAACTTCCCGATGTAGTATTGCTGTCGTGAGGTAGAAAGCGGATTTGTAAGATCAAGACCGATAGCACGATCCGCTTGTCCACGCATGGCAAGTTCGCTTTCAACAGAACCGTCATCGCGTTGGGGAATTGGACCGAAGGCGATTTCACCTAGACGACGATATGGCACTCGGCGACCAGGCCCCCAATCAGATGGTGGGCGACCAGCAGGGTGCATAATCGGAGGCAGAGTTGCCAGCGATGCGCGATCGATGCGACTGTCGCGTTCTGTCTTGATTTGCATCTGAGGGCCACGAAGAATGTCAGAAAATGTCTGCACTTCATACATGCGCTTCTGGTCGTTAGCTAAGCGAGTTACCACAAATGGGTAGTCGTCATAGCCATTTAGTAGCTCATGCTTGGCAAATCCGTCTGTCTGCGGATGGAACACGGTGCAATAGATACCCTCGGAGCCATCCTCTTCGTCGATCAAACGCTGATACGCATAGACCACCATGACAAGATCGTTATCGTCGGTGATTGGCAGACGAGTTTGAGTCTTTACCTTTTCGCCGTCGAGATACATGGAGTCTTTCCCGCGAAGGGTTTCGATGGCGTTATCCACCCACTTACGATCCCATCCTTCGTTCGTCACTTTTTTCTCTAGCTCTTGAGCCGTCAAGAAGGTGCGCCAGAACATGTAAGGTGCGCGTTGTGGGTCGGAGATGTAGGAGGGGAACATTACCTCACCATCAGGGGCGCAAGCATAGACTACTGGGCAGTCAACCGTTTGCCGTGGCAGAGGGATTTCTGCGGCACCCATATTGCGAAGGTCTTTGATTGCTTTCTTTGCTCTCTTAACGGATAGATCAGGAAAGGAACTTTGGAGCAACTCAATCAGTATCTGATCGTCTTGTTCGCTAAGAATCAATTCAGCAAGCTCAGGCGATACTTGTGCAATCTGCTCCAAACTAACGCTTTGAAGATAGGTGCGCTTTTCGCGATTCCATCCAACGTAGGACACCATGATGCCTTTCTCCATGAGGTAGTTACCACCAAGCTCCATCTGACGTTTGAAGTCGGGAATGTAGGATGAACGCATCCACTTGAGGAAGCCCGAAACAACTGATGCCTTGGGCATTGCTGCCATCGATGTAGGAAACGCTTTGATGTGTGATCGAGCAAGTGCTTGGTCAAACAAGGCAACATACAAGTCGATGCGCTCGCCAACCACGTTCACTTCTTGGTCGGATGCACCTTGCCATGGAAAAGCGTTTGCCCCATTCTTACGAAGGTCGTCGGATTTTCCGTCCCAGATGTTACGTCGGTCGTTATACGAGCGCAAACAGGACTCAAAGTAGTAATCCAAATCGACCAAGCAGGTGTCATAAGCATCTGTTAATGCTCCAATATCTGGCCTCTTATCCGCATAGATAAGGGATTCCTCTTCTAATTCTTGAATGTCATTCATGCTAGGTATTGGTAATAATCTTCTGGCTCGGCGCGAACGAGGATAACACTAACCTCTTTTCCGATCAAGCGTTTTGAGAGTTGAGATGGACATTTTATATTAACGCTAAATCCTTCGATTCTTGCCCTTACCCATGTGGGGTTATTGCAGATGCCTACAACCATCGCCTTGAGCGGTGTTTCTGGCAAGTCGGGAATTGCTTCCACTACAACTTTTGCTGGTCGTCCACGTTTCTTTGGTTTGTTTTCGTTCATACTAATAACCTCCACCTCCCTGAGTTGTAGCTAAACTGACGGAATTGTCAA